TCCAAAACCATAACCGATATGCACAGAACGGGATAAAGAAACAGAGAAGAAGGGTCGGAGAGAGATTAGATTGCAGCGCCCAAACTGTTCTGATAAATGAAATAGAGCATTAACAAGTTGGATAAGCCAATAAAAAACTAAGGAGAAAATACTATGACAATATGGGCTACTGAATACAGACCTACGCTTAGTGAGATAGTGGGTCAAAACGAAGTTATTAATGAGATAACTTCTTTACAGCACTTTATCTTTTATAGTCCACAAGCAGGTACAGGTAAAACTAGCCTTGCTTTGGCTATGGCTAAGGATTTGGGTTGGCCTATTCATGTATTCAATGCTAGTAGTAAAAAGACTAGGGGTATTGACTTCGTAGAAGAAGAGTTATTACCCATGTCTAGGACAGGCAACAGAAACCAATTTTTTCTTCTCGATGAAGCAGACCAATTAACACCTGCCGCACAATCGGCATTAAAGGGTGTTATAGAAAACTCACAGGGTTATTTTATCCTTACTTGTAATGATTTGAGTAAGGTTAGTAAGTGGCTACAATCTAGGTGTAGAGTTTTGAGGTTCAATCCAATTTCTAAGGAACACATAGTAAAGAGACTATCTATGATAGCAGGTAAAACAGGTACGGTTATTACAGAAGGTCAATTAAATCTGATTGCTGATGCACATGAAGGAGACTTAAGGAATAGTATCAATGCTCTACAGGCATTTTCTGTTCACCCCGAACCGGAAGGGTTCATCAACGGTCTTGTTTCACAAGGTCTTGACGCTAAACATTTTCTCACGTTATGTTTCCGTGAGAATGATTATAATTTAGCCTTAAAAGAAACATACGGAATACCACCTAGAGAAGTGGTAAAAACAGTATTCGACTACGCTATTACATCTACCGCAAAAGTAGATAGTATAATGCGTATCGTAGATGCCGCAGCAATAACCGAAAGGGATTTGATACACGGTGTCGAGGAAAATATAGCCATAGCAAACTTTGTCCGTTTGTGTATGGAAGGATATACAAAAACTTTATATCCGTAAGAAAATAGGACTAGAAATACAAACAGAGGAAACCAATATGGATGACACGATGATTAATAACGTAGCAAAAACAGTAAATGTGGCCGCAGACACCCTGCGTAGTAAGGCTGAATCAGTCTTAGCAGAACAGGGTGCGGCTTGGAAAAACGCAGGTAAGTCTGATGACGACTGCGGTATTCTTGCACTAAGAGTAGCAGCAAGAATGATTAGTACGGAAAATGCGAGACTATCTCGTTCCGGTGCAACAAAGTATGAAGGTATGTTTATTTCAGTACCACGCCCTAAAGAATGGGGTAAAATACTATACAATAAAATGTCCGGTCAATTAAGAGCCGCTACAGAAGATGTACGAAACGTATTGGTTGAATCCGGTGCTGTTGTTCTCTTTGAGAATAACCATGATGGTACTTATACAAGACACGCTAGAGAAGATTTCTACGGTGTAGAGACTGCTGACGTATCTGAATTACCACGACATACACAGAAACTAGATGAGAATACACACTTCTTCGTAGTATGGGATAAGAACAACAAGACTTTCCCATCCGGTGATGCTAACTTTAAGTATGGCCGACCTAGACCACAAGACGAAAGAGAAAGGACTATGTTGTTCTTAGGTCGTAAACAAGGTACTACTGATGAAGTAAAGACACTTACTGTTAAGGCAACACAAAAAGGTGCAGATGTGCAATACCCTACCTTTACAACGGGTACTATCGCACTAAGACCTGCTGCTAACGGCACTACTGCTTACGCTAAAGACGGAGTTTCAGTCTTTGAATCAGATGCAGCAGTAGCAGGTATCTTTTCAGCAGACCCATTGACACTTGTACCACAGATTATCGGTCAAGAGAATATGATTTCCGGTTTAGACAAACTAGGACAATACTACGATACACATAACGGTAACGATGGATGGTGGGATAGAACCCTCGCTACTGTTGCAGAAGTTATACACATAGACCCTAGAGATAATGGCGGATATGTTTTAGTATGTGCTGATTTAGATATTGCTTCTACGGCAGCCACCGTAGATGTTTACATTCCAAGTGAACAAGATTCACTTGTGGACTTCGCTGTTGGTACTAAGGTACTACTTCACGGACAGGCATGGCGAACAAAAGAAGGAGAAGATAGAATGTCTATCTCCGGTTGGTATGCCTTTGACAAAATAGCAGTCATGGATGAAGTAGTTTCTACTAACGATGGGTGGGATGAGTGAAGGCTTTAGGTCATTACGTCTTTCTCCATAACACCATACAGGAAACTGTCGGTGGACTCATTCTTGAAGGCCATCTACAAGTCCTATCCGTAGGCGGTTTAGTCCCTCTCATAATAGAAGAGGGCTATTCCGTCATGGTGGATGAGACAAAGGTTATTCCTTTTGACAACGAAGTTAGTGCTATACATTGGGAACATATACTAGGATATTATTGAGGTATAAATATGGAAAATATATTACATGGAGAAGAAGCAAGAGACAAATTACTCTTAGGGGTAAACAAAGTCGCTAATGCAATCAAAGGTACATTGGGTGCAAATGCAGGTACAGTAATAATACAGAACCCTGCGGGACTACCCTTAATTCTTAATGATGGTGTATCTATCACTAAGTCTATTACCGACCCCGACCCTTATATTCAGATGGGGATTAATCTCATGCAAGAAGTGGCTCACGAAGCACAAAGTAAATCGGGAGATGGTACTACTACTGCTACTATCTTAGCACAGGCATTGTGTAATACAATGGCTGATGATGATACAGATAATATTAAGATAAAAGAAACTCTTAATACTATGTGTAAGTATATAGTAAGTGAATTAAAAGACATGGCTACTGACGTTAATGACGATGACTTACTAGATGTATGTATTGTCGCATCTAATAATGATGTAGAATTAGGTAGGTTAATACACCAAGCACTTTTGGCTGTAGGCGAAGAAGGTAATGTGATAATAGAAACCAATTCCGATAACACTACTACATGGTCTTTGACCGAAGGACTTGTTATGGATAGTGGGTATGTAAACAAACTAATGGCTAATGCAGATAGAGAGAAGTGTATTTATGACAATGCCTCTATACTTTTAACGCAAGAGAAAATAGATACTTTCAATCATATAGTACCTGCACTAGAATTATCTATGAAAGCAGGTAAACCTTTAGTGGTAGTTTGCCATGATTATAACCCAAGCATACTACCTAACTTACTTGTTAATATTATGCAAGGTAAATTAAATGTCTGTATAGTTAAGACGGCAGGTTTCGGTGATACTCAAGACCATTGGCTTCAAGATATAGAAGCGAAATGTGGTGGTAAAGTATTCAATTCATTTGACAGTATTATTACGGTAAAAGAACATGAGTTAGGTGTGTGTGATAAAGTAGAGATAACTTCTACTACATCTACATTCATTAAGGATGGGGTAGATGAGGATTACATAGATAATCTTACCTCAATACTAACTCAAGTAAAAACAGATTTTGAGCGAGAGATAGTAGAGAATAGGATTGCTAGACTTACTTCCGGTATTGCATCTATCAAGGTAGGTGGGATTACTGACATAGAACAAAGAGAACGTAGGGAACGTGTAGACGATGCCGTCAATGCCGCTACTCTTGCTAGAAAGCAGGGTATAGTAAGTGGTGGTGGTGTAGCACTTAAGGACATTTGGTGGAAAACTCAAGAGACTGTTGATAAGATGGATGGTATAATATACTTTGATGCAATCCTAGCACCTATCAAACAGATTTTATCTAATAGCGGTCAGCCTACTTCAAATCTTGCTTACGCTAAATCAAAAGGCGAAGGTTATAACGCAGTTTCAAGAAAATACTGCAACTTGAGATTTCATGGTATTATTGACCCTGTTGGTGTAAGTATCAACGCTGTTGAATCCGCTTTTTCTATCGCTATACTACTACTTACTACTGATTGTGCTATAATTGCACCACAGGAGTAAACTATATAACCGTAAGAAAATGAGGTATTAATATGACATGGGGTACACAAGCACCACAAGCAAGTAAGACGACAGAAGCACCACAAGGAGTGGTGTATAACGAAGAATACTACCGTAATATCTTCAAGAACAACAAATCACAATCCGTTGATTTGCGTATGGGATTGGTAGGTTGGGAAAACACCGCTAAGACAGGACTAGCACTATCTATGATGGATGCAGAAATCAAAGCAGGTAAAAAGGTAGCAGTATTTGATGTAGATAATTCAGCAAAATCTACCGTAGATTATATCTATCCCGATGCAGAAAACATTATGGTAATACCATTACATGATGAAACAGATGATTCTATCTTTGATACAGATAACAACGTAGATTACAAAGCCTTGGTTGATAAGACTAATTGGTTTGTTAATATCCTAGCAGAAGAGGTAGCAGCCAACCCCGATGATTGGGCGGGCGTAGTATTCGATGGTGGTTCAACATTCCTAAAATGGTGTGAACACGCTATGAGAGCATCACTACTAAGTCGTGGTATCATTGAAACAGAAGATGGTACTTTTAACCAAAAAGAATGGCGAGAACGTAATCGTATGAACAGAAATGTTCTAACTAGGATTCATGCTTTGCCTGTACCTAAAGTATTCTTTACCTTCCACCTAAAACCTGTACAGCAGTATATGGATGACGGCACAGGTAAGAAAGTACTAATGACAGTCGGTGATAGACCCGATTGGGACAAAGGTACTATGCGTAAGTTTTCGCAACAGATTTTCCTAAATAGATACATGAAAAAAGCAGACGTAGCCGCAGGTGTTAAGGGTGATAAAACCTTAGCCGATGGTGAGTGGGCTATCAAAGGTACTATTGAGGAAATGAAAGGTAAGAACATGGAGTATGTAGGTACAACACATACTATTTTGACGGTGAAAAGTGGGAAGGTAGAGTGGACAGGGCTACCTTTCTTAAATGAGTGAGGTGATAATATGCAATCTATCGTAGATACACAATCGTTGATATGGTTGCTAAAGTGTACACAACGTAGACAAACCATTTCCGGTAAAAATATACCACAAGTTTCGGCTTGTATGTTGAATGCCGTAGGTGGTAGAATGTCTACTTGTTCTCTCACTAAAGATGGTGTATCATCTGTAGGTATCTTCTCGATACCATCTACAGGAGAAGCCAAAATACCTGTTAGCGACATAGAGACTATGTTGGGAATACTAAAGTATCACGGAAATGCTTTGACTTTAACTTATGATAATGATAAGTTAAAACTAAAGTCTAGGTATAAGCAAACAACGCTTACTGCTTCCGAGAATGCTTTGGCTTTCCCACATAGTCCTACCACATTAAATGAGTGGTCTAATACATCAATAACATTTGCCGCAAAACTAAATGTAGGTAATGAAATAGGATATACTATGAATGATGGTAGTATCTTACAACCTGCTTGTTCTTGGGAATCGGTAGATGCAGTACGTTTATTTGAAGCAGTTAGATGTGATGAAATGAACGGACAAAAATTAAACACATTCACTTTTAAGGGAGATGAAAACGGACTTAGTGTTGTCGTTGGTAAGGAATTAAAGGGTAGAACAGAATATGAGTTAGATAGGAGAAGTACTCAATGGCCTTTTATGGCTACCTATCAAGGTGGATTCAATAATCTATTTGCTAACATTAACGGTAAAATAAACTTATACTTTTTTGATTTCACACAATGGGAACAAGGTGTTAAATTGCTTATAACTTTAGGTGATGGCGACTTTATTTTCCAATCAGCACTACTAGGAGATGAATATATATGATAATAAATACAGAAGTAATAGCGACACCAACAGACACTAGCGTAGATAACCCTACTTTCTATACGATAAGGGATTTTATAGTACCTACTCCCTCTAATGGTGGACTAGCAACATTTACATTTACGGGTAAACACGGTGAAAACTTTGTTGCATCGGTAAAAGTTAGACAGGAGTTAGACCCACTCTACAGGGATGAAATATGGCTAAACAAACAATATGTAGAGATGGAACGAAGTATGGCTGATATAGCAGACCAATTTGGTATTACACCTGCGGCCATCAATCAATGGTTAAACAAATATGATATACCTACAAGAAGTAGAGGTAGAGGTAATGAGTAATTGTGAGCATTGTGGTAAGCCTTTAGTACCTATTGGTACATCCCGTAAAAATGGGAAGGTTACACACAATGATTGGGGTACTCGTAGATTACACAAGAAATGTTGGATGGAATTAAAAGATTATAACCGTAAGATTAGGTGGAATACTTATGATAGTAGAGCAAGGCAAAGGTAGAGAAGTCCTAGTGAGGTATAGAGATGCACAAGGAAATAGAAAAACCGAGTCAATCAAAGGCCACTATCCGTACTGTTTTATTGAGACTGATAATGCCCCTTATGTAGAAGATTGTGTAAGAAAAGAAGATGGTTATACAGGTCTTTATGGGGAAGATTTAACTAAGATTGTTGTCTCGCATAACTCGGAGTTAAGGAATCTATCTTATTACGGGACAACATGGGAAGCAAACGTACCTTATGTTAATCGTGTACTTATAGATAGGCTAAAAGAAAAGGATAACAAACCTTTTGAAAATTATAAACATAGGACTTGGTATCTTGATTGTGAATGGAGTCCTGCTACAAACCAAATGAGGGTGATAGTAGTTTATGATAATTTTACGGAAAATGAATATGTATGGTTTGTATGCCCTTCTATTAAAGAAGAAGGTTTGGCTGATGGCGAGCCTAAAAGGTTCGATACATACGGTGATTACGAATACCCTACCCCTGCACTCGGATTTGGTAGTGAAAGGGATATGCTTATTCATTTCTTGCGACACATGAAGAAGCAAGACCCCGATATTATCACAGGGTGGTATGTCGTTGGGGCTGATATTAGAACGATAGTAGAAAGAAGTAGGGCTTGCGGTCTTAATCCCGCCACACTATCTCCTATGAGAAGAATTAGATATAAGTTTGGTGATTGGGAACAACCAATAGTAGGTAGAAACTGTATAGATTTAATGATAGCATTCTCTAAGATATGGGAATTGAAAAACGGTAAATTACCTTCTTACAAATTGGATGATGTTGCTAGTGAGGTTTTAGGGGAAAAGAAAGTAGACTTGCCCGATGGACATGACACTTACTATTCAGACTTACCTTTGTATGTACATTATTGTAGACAAGACGTAAGA